AGCAGGGACCACGTCGACATCAAGGCCCTCGTCAACGGCTCAGGGGTTCTCACCCTCGAGCTCACCCCTGCGGACATGGTGATAGCGAACACGAAGCTCCAGCAGGAGCGGCATCGGATCCTCTTCGACTGGACCTACCCAACGGGGAGAGAGGGGCACTACGTGGTGCGCCTCACGGTGGCCAACCTTGAGAAGGTAGCGTGATGCGACGGGCCCTCCGCAACTGCGCGACCCCAGGGTGCGGCAACCTGGTGCGGGGGGCGGGGCGGTGTGCGAAGCATGGCCACCCGTGGAAGGGGTGGCACCATGCAGGGGAGAGTCGCCAGGCCAGGGGCTACGGTGCGGAGTTCGAGAGGAACCGAAAGACCGTGATGCTCGAGGAGCGTATCTGCGGGGTGTGCGGGCAGGCTGGCCTGCCTGATGACCAGGTCGACCACGTGCTGCCCTTGGCCAAGGGTGGGGGCAACGAGCGTGCCAACCTGAGACGCGCGCACCGTCGATGCAACCTTGCAAGAGTTGGAAGGTAGAGGGGTGGCGAAGATTCTAAAGGGGTTACGTCAAAACCCTGAGGGCTCAGGACCGGGCCCTGCCCTCAAAAACTTGCGTACGAAAATGGGAAATCCTGCCGAGCTGGCATGAAAGGCCGCCGACCCAAGTCGCCGGAAACGAGACAGCGACGAAACAAGTCGATTTCCGCGGCGATCCTTCCGCCCGAGAGCGAGCTCGAGCGCCTGAAGGTGCCGGACCTGCCGGAGAAGACGGGCGGCTGGACCAAGCAAGCGCGCGTCGCGTGGTTTCGCATCTGGCGCGCGCCGATGGCCGCGCGCTACCTGAAGGCCGATCACTTCCGCGTCGAGATCCTGATCGACATGGTTGACCGCTACTGGCGCGGGGATACAACGCTCGCCTCCCAGATCCGGCTCGAGGGAGACAGCTTCGCGACGTCGCCGCTCGCTCGCCGGCGCCTCGAGTGGGAGGTGCGGGACGCGGCCGAACCGGAGAAGGCGGTCGCGGCGACGGGGGCCGGTGGCGCGCGCCGGCCAGCTCGTGACCTCCGTAAGGTTCTCCAGGGCGACTTCGTGAAATGAGCGTCCTCGCGATACCCGGCCCAGATAAGAAACCGTGGCCCACGCTGGGCGACCAGGTCGCGGACTGGATCGAGGATAACCTCGTCTTCGGTCCGGGCGACCTCCGCGGGGATCCGGCGCGGCTCGACGACGAAAAGCGCGCGGTGCTGCAGCGTCTGTACGAGGTCTTTCCGAAGGGGCACGCGCATGCGGGCCGTCGACGCTACCGTCGCGCGGCGATTTCGCTCCGGAAAGGGTGGGCCAAGTCAGAAGTGGCCGCGTGGATTGCGGCCGCGGAGCTCCACCCGAAGGCGCCCGTCCGATTCAACGGGTGGGACACGAAGGGCAAGCCTGCCTATGGTGCGGGCGTGAGCGATCCCTACATCCCCTTGGTCGCCTACACGGAGGAGCAGAGCGACGAGCTCGTCTACGGCGCCTTGAAGGCGATCCTCGAGCTATCCCCGCGGGTGCGCGGCGACTTCGATATCGGCCTCGAGCGCGTGCTGCGGATCGGTGGCGACGGCAAGGCCGTCGCGCTCGCGGCCGCGCCGGACGCCCGCGACGGTGCGCGCACGACGTTCCAGGTCTTCGACGAGACTCACCGCTTCACGCTCCTTCGCCTGAAGCAAGCTCACCGGACCATGCTCGCGAACCTGCCCAAGCGGCGGATTGCTGATCCCTGGAGCCTTGAGATCACGACCTCGCCGGCGCCGGGGGAGGGGAGCGTCGCCGAAGACACCATGGAATACGCGAAGGCCGTATTCGAGGGCCGCGCCTCCGACTCCCGTTTCTTCTTCTTCCACCGCCAGGCGACCGACGGGGCGCACGACCTCGAGACGCCGGCCGGCGTTCGGGATGCCGTGCTCGAGGCCTCCGGGCCGGTGGCCGGCTGGTCGGATATCGACGGCATAGCCGATCAGTGGAAGGACCCGACCGCGGATCGTGCGTATCTGCAACGCGTGTGGCTAAACCAGCCAGTCAGGGCGGCCGAGCGCGCCTTCGATGTCGTGAGGTGGGACGAGCTCGCGAAGGTGGGGCACGTGATCCCGCTGAAGGCCGTGGTTACGCTCGGCTTCGACGGGGCTAAATACCACGACGCGACGGCGCTCGTCGCGACCGACATCCTCCGCGGATTCCAGGCCTTGATAGGTTGCTGGGAGAAACCCTTCGTGGACGAGAAGGCCGGGCGGCCGTGGCAGGTGCCGGAGGCCGACGTTGCACAGGTCCTCGACGCCGCATTCCAACGCTGGAACGTGTGGAGGCTCTACGCGGACCCGCCCTATTGGGAGACGACCGTCGCCGGGTGGGCGGGGAAGTATGGCGAGGAGCGCGTAGTCTCGTGGTCAACGTCGAGGACGCGGAAGATGGCCGAATGCCTGCGCGGGTACACGAACGCCCAGAAGGATGGGCACCTGTCGCACGACGGGAACCCGATCTTTCGGCGCCACCTTGGAAACTCCTTCCGGAAGGCGACGCCCTTCGTGGACGAGAACGGAGAGCGTATGTGGACGATTCAGAAGGAGCGCTCCGGATCGCCCAACAAGATCGACGTGGCGATGGCGGGGGCGCTCTCGTGGGAGGCGCGCCGCGACGCCCTGATCGAGGGGGTGGGAGTGAAGAAGCCGTCGGTGTACGAGACGCGGGCGCCGGTGACGCTCTGATGGGCCGCGAGGCGCGGGCGAACGCGCTCTGTTTCCCTGGCGCCACGGGCGAGCTCGTCTCGAGGCCCGGTGGCGTGCACGACGGCGACGGCCACGGCCGCGTGATCCTGGGCTACCCGGTCGGGGGCTCCGTGACGCTGGGTTTTCACGCCGCGTGTCTACAGCTGCTCGGGTACGAACTCGCGAAGCCGAAGACGATCCGCGCTCTCCGAAGCATCCAGCACTCGCAAGGCCTCTACGTGGCGGATAACCGGACCCTCCTCGCGCAGCGCTTCCTCAACCACCCGGCGCGGCCGGAGTGGCTCCTTCAGGTCGACACCGACATCGAGTTTCCGCAGACGCTCGTGGAGGACCTCCTCCGCGTGGCGGGCCGCGATCGGAAGATCCTCGCCGCGAGCGTTCCCCTCGGCGCGTACCCGAGCTGTGGCTTCCGGAGGGCGGAGGAGCCTGGGGTGTGGCAAGCGATCTGGCCTGTCCCGCTCGAGCCGGTGGAGGTCGAAGGCCTGGCGACCGCGGTGTGCCTGGTGCACCGGGAAGTTTTCGAGACGATCGCGGCCGAGCACGGGCAATGCTGGTTTCACCATATATACCTGCCCGAAAGCCCGATCGGGACGCCGCTCCGCGACTTCAAGTATCGGTCGCAGGGGGAAGACCTCGCCTTTTCAGTGCGGGCCGCGCGCTCCGGCTTCAAGCTCTGGATCTTCCACTATCCGGGCCTGAAGCATCACAAGAGTCGCGGTCTGTCGCATGACGACGAGCGGGCTGCCCGCCTCGCAGCGGAAGACAGCGGGGTCGGCGAGCTCGTGGCGGAGGGGTAACATGCGGACCGCGCGGACGAAGCCGAAGCCTCAGCGGAGAGCAATCACGCTCGCCGACTTCCCCCGGGACCTCCTCTCCGCCCCCGTCTCGTCCGGGGTGCGCGTGACGGAGGCGACCGCGTACAACTTTTCCGCCTACTTTAACGGGGTCGACATCATCTCGGGCCAGGTGGCGGCCCTGCCGCGGCTGCTCTATCGGCGGGTAGGGGACGAGGATCGCGAGCGGGCGAACGGACACCCCGTGTACAAGCTGCTCGTGGAGCAACCAAACGAGGACATGGTCCCCTTCCTCTTCTGGCAAACCTTCATGGCGCACGTTCTTACGTGGGGGAACGCTTACGCCGAGATCGAATTCGACAAGGCCATGCGGCCGATCGGGCTCTGGCCGATCGACCCGCCCTCGATGCAGCCGATCATCCGCAACGGTCGGCTCCGCTACCTGTACCAGGGCCAGAAGGAGCTCGAGGCGGAGGACGTCTTTCACGTGCCCGGGCTCGGCTTCGACGGACGCCGTGGATACTCCGTCGTCGCCATGGCGCGGCAGAGCTTGGGCCTGGGCCTCGCGGCGGAGCAGTTCGGCGGTCAGTTTTTCGGAAACGGAGCGTGGCCGGGAATCGTGCTGGAGCACCCGGGAGAGCTTAGCAAGGAAGCGCAGGAGCGCCTGGTCGCCTCATGGAACGCGCGCGCAAAGGGGCCCAACAAGACGCATTCGACGATCGTCCTCGAAGAGAACATGACCGCGCAGAAGATCGGGATTCCTCCAGAGGACGCGCAATTCCTCGAGACGCGCGAGTTCCAGGTCGAGGAGATCGCGCGGTGGCTGAACCTCCCCCCCCATAAGCTCAAGGTCAAGGTGGGCGAGCGGCCCGGCGGCAACCTCGAGGCCAGCCAGCTCGAGTTTCTGACGGACTGTCTTCGCCCCTGGCTGATCCGCGTCGAGCAGGAGGCGAATCGGAAGCTCATCCCGAAGGCCCAGCGCGGGACGTACTACGTCGAGCACCTGGTCGACTCCATGCTGCGCGTCGACTCCCCGGGCCGCATGGACTCTTACGAGACGCTCGTTGGGCTCGGGGTCATGACGCCCGAACAGGTGGCCGCGAAAGAGAACCTCCCGAAGCCGCAGGACAAGGAGGCTCCGCTCAAGGAACGTATCGAGCAACTCGGACAGCTGATCCGCGCGGGCTTCGACCCGGAGTCGTCGATCGAGGCCCTCGGGCTCCCAAAGATCAAGCACACTGGCCAGACGCCGGTCACAGTGAAAGAGGAGGAGCCGGATCCGCCGCCGGCGCCGACGGGCCCGCCCCCGCCGCCACCCGGGGCCACTCCTCCAGGCCCGCAGGAGGAGGCGAAGGCGGCGCGCCTCGAGGCCGCGCACCGTGCCTTGCTCGTGGACCTGGTCGCGCGCTTCGTCCGGAAAGAGGCGATGAACCTCAAGAGGGCCGCCGCCCGGGGCGGGGACGCGATTCTCGCCTGGGCGGAGGAGTGGTACGGGCGTGAACAGGAGGTCCTCCGGGGGTGCCTGGTGCCTGGGGTGCGGCTGCAGCTCGCCGTGAGGGGGGTTGATGGGGATGCCTGGGGGGTGGCGCGTAGGCTGGCGGGTGGCTACGTGAGGCAATCCCAGGACGAACTCCTCGAGCTGGTCCAGAAGGGCGGCCCGCCGAAGGCGCTCGAGGACCAGGTCGGCCAGCTCGCGGAGCGGTGGGAGAGTATGCGGCCCCTTGAAATGGCGGAGCGGATCACCGGCCTCCGGGCCGGAGAGGAGTAGACCATGCTGGAACTAGAACGGCGGACGCTCGGCTTCGACCTTTCGGGGATCGGGCTCCGTGCTGACCAGGACACTCCCGTGCCCTACCTCGAGGGATACGCCGCGGTCTTCAACCGCGAGGCGGAGATCTTCGGTTTCTCGGAAGTGATCAAGCCCGGCGCATTCGACCGCGCGCTCCGCGAGGGGCACGACGTGCGGGCCCTCCTGAACCACGACCCGAACCAGATACTCGGGCGGACGAAGAGCAAGACGCTCGAGCTCCGAGTCGACGCGAAGGGCCTTCGGACGACTATCCATCCGCCGGAAACCCAGGTAGGCCGCGACGTGGTGACGTCGGTCCGGCGGGGCGACCTCGACGGGATGTCTTTCGCTTTCCGGATACCCCTGAACGGAGACGACTGGAGAAAGGTCGACGGGAAGATCATCCGGGACGTTCTCGACGTCGAGCTCGTCGACGTTTCGGTGGTCGCGTATCCAGCCTATGAAGCAACCTCCGTGTCCCTGCGGGCGCTCGAGCACTTCAAGGCCGCCGGCGGGGTGGCGAACTCCGTCAACGCGCTCCGACTCCGCTACCGCCTCGCCGGATTCTCCTAGGGGGGTGGCCGTGGAGCTCCTCATCGGATGCGGGTCCGATCACGCCCGCCGGATCGTCGTCGAGGGCCGTCGCGACTGGACCCAGCTCGTTACCCTCGACGCCAACGACGCCCACCGCCCGGACATCGTCCACGACCTCGAGAGCATCCCCTACCCCTTCGACGACGACACGTTCGACGAGATCCACGCCTACGAAGTCCTCGAGCACCTTGGCCGTCAAGGCGATTGGCGGTTTTTCTTTGCGCAGTTCTCCGAGCTATGGCGGATCCTGAAGCCGGGTGGCTACCTCGCGGCCACGTGCCCGAGCTTCCGCTCGATGTGGGCATGGGGAGACCCGAGTCACACGCGCGTCCTCACGTCCGGGACGATCGTCTTCCTCGACCAGGAGCAGTATCGCCTTCAGGTCGGAAAGACCGCGATGAGCGACTTTCGTTTCTGCTACGCCGCCGACTTCAAGTGCGTCTTCTGCCACGAGGACGAGCTCGAGCTCAGATTCGTGCTCAAGGCAATGAAGGGGCTCGACAACCGGGCCCTTGACAACGGCGGGAAGGTGGTCGTCCAATAGTCGGCGAACGTAGGAGGCCGTCGGGACGAGGGGCGCCTTAGCGAACCTCCCAGGCGGTGAACGTGCTCCGGCGCACGCCTTAGCGGGCGCGAGGCACCAGGCGAAGTTAGACGGTAACTTTGCCAGGGCCCGCGCCCGATTCAATTTCTGGCGCCCCTGGCTCACAGGGGATGAAGCGATGGACAAAAAGAAGCTGCTCGAGGAAAGGGCGAAGCTCTACGAAGAGCAGAAGGCCCTCCTCGACAAGGCACAGGCCGACGGGAATCGCACCCTGAGCGGCGAGGAGCAGGCCGACTTCGACAGGCGCGACGCCCGCATGGCGGAGATAAAGTCGACGGTCGACCGCGTCGTGAAGATGGAAGTCGAGGAGCTCCAGCGCGAGCAGGAGCGCGAGGCGAGCGAGAAACGCGAGCGCGACCTTGCGACCACCAGGGGCCGGAAGACGGGGGACGTGATCGTGTCGCTCACCGCCGAGGTCGAAGCCCGTCTCGCCTTCCGCGCGTGGGCCAATCCCGACGGGGCGACCGAAGCGGAGCTCTCGGCCGCCGAGCGTCTCAACTTCAACCACCGGCGGCCCAAGATGGACCTCCGCGCCCTGAGCTCCATCACCGCGACCCAGGGCCAGGCGTCGATCCCCGACGAGCTCATGCGCGCCTTCGTCGAAATCCAGAAGTGGTACGGCCGCGTCCGCAACTCCGCGACCGTCTACAACACCAGCACGGGCGCGCCGCTGCCGATCCCGACCGTGGACGACACGGCGAACACCGGAGAAATCGTCGCCGACGGTGGCGCGATCACCACGACCGGCGACCCTCTCTTCGGGGTCGTGAACCTCGGCGCGTTCAAGTACAGCTCGCGCGCCGTGATCGTTCCCTGGGAGCTCCTGCAGGACTCGAGCATCAACCTCCCCGTCTACCTGGGAACCGCCCTCGGGACGCGCATCGCCCGGAAGCAAAACACCGACTTCACCGTCGGGGCGGGGACGACCCTCCCCTTCGGGATCGTCACCCAGGCGAGCCTCGGGAAGACCGCGGCCGCGACGAACCTCATCACCTGGGACGAGATCATCGACCTCTTTCACTCGGTCGATGTCGCCTACCGGAACCGGCCGAGCTCGGCGTTTATGATGCACGACACGGTGGCCGCGTTCCTCCGGAAGCTGAAGGATTCGCAGAACCGTTATCTGTGGGAAATGTCGCTGCAGGTCGGCCAGCCGGACCGCGCTTTCGGCCAGCCGGTGATCATCAACAACGACATGAGCGCGACCTTCCTCACGGCGAACCGCCTCGTTATCTACGGCGATATCGCGGCCTACAACATCCGCGACGCCGGAGCGGTCGAGGTCATGAGGGCCGACGAGCTGCGCATGCTCAACGGTCAGGTCGTCTTCCTGGCCATCCAGCGCTCGGACGGCAACCTGGTCGACACAACCGCGGTACGCTACTTGCGGACGGCGTAGCACCGGCTCCTGACGTGTGTCGTGGGGCGGGCCCGGACTGGGCCCGCCCCGTTTCCGAGAGGGAGGGCGCATGAAAGTCAGAGCGTTGACGACGATTTCGACCGTGTCGGGGAAGCAAGATCGAGGCGACATCTTCGAGTGCAGCGACAAGGAAGGCGCAGCCTGGATCAAGGCGGGCTTCGTCGAGGCGGCCACGGGGGCGGTGACTCCCACGGCGGACGAGAAGGCCGCGGCCGCGGCAAAGGTGGCGGCGGAGAAGGAAGCGAAGGCCCAGGCGAAGCGGGACGCCGCGGCCGCGGCCGCGACCGCGACCGTGAAGCGCACCAAGGACGTCGAGACCACGACCGCGGCCGCGAAGGGCCAGGAAGAGGCCGTCTCGCGCCGCAACAAAAAGGGCTCGCGGCGGTAACGGGTGGGCCTGGCCGGGAATGCGCTCGCCTCCCTGACCGAGCTCAAGGATTACATGGGGGGCCTCGCTGGGATGCAGCGGGAGGAGGCGCTCGAGCGCTCGATCGACGCCGCGTCCGCGATCATCGCGACGCATCTGGGCCGTCGCCTGGTCGGGGCGGCGGCCATGGAGGAGTTTCACACCCATGAGCTCTACTCCGAGGAGCTCTTCCTCCTCGAGTGGCCGGCGGTCGCCGTGACGAACGTGTGGGAGGACGCCACGCGGGTCTACGCGACGCCGCTCGTCGCCGGGACGGACTACATCGTGAGCAAGCCCGGCGGGAAGCTTCAGCGCATCTCGGGCTACTGGTTGACGGGCTTCCGGGCGATCAAGGTCTCCTACACCGCGGGCTATCTCGACAAGGACGACCTCCCCGCGGGGGCGGGCGCTGTGCCGGCCGACATCAAGGACTGTTGCCTGTGGATCGCGTCCCGGCTCTTCCAAGAATCCGAGCGGAAGGAGTTCGACGTGTCGAGTGTGACCGACTCTCTCGGGACCGTGACGCGCTTCAGCGGGTCGCGCATGCCCCCCATGATTCGGGAGCGTCTCTCCCCGTACCGCCGCCGGTTCGCGCTCGGAGTGACCGGGGAGCGCGACGCATGAGGGCCTCCATCTGGACCAGGCTCCTCGAATGGTGGGATCCGCCCCTCCGGATTTCATTCAGGCGGATCAACGTCGAGGACTGCGACGATCGCCGTAAGACCCTGTACGAGGACGTCGAGTATCGGGCCAGGGTGAAGCGGCGCATGCTCGAGGGCTCGGCCTGCCGGCTCAAGCCGCTCGTCGACCGCCACGAGTTCCTCAGGAAGCACAGGAAGAAGGTCGTAGTCCCCATGATCCGCAAGGTTGAGGCCGCGTGACGCTCGAGCAGGCCATCGCCGCCTTCCGCAACTTCAACGAGCGGCTGTACGTCCGCGAGGTCAAGAATGCCATTCGCCGGGCGGGCAACAAGGGCCGGAGGGAGGCCCTCGAGCGCCTGTCGTCCCGGGGCCTGGGCCGCGTGCTCGCGAACCTCCACGGCGGCCGGAAGATCTTCACCCAGCGCCACGGGAAGACGGCGACCGGGGTGCCCCCCCTGATCGTCAACCTCTCCCGGGTGCGGGTCCAGGGCCAGGCCGGCGGCCGGACCTTCGAGACCGGGCTCAAGGCCTCCGGAATGGCCGCTCTGATCGAGCAGGGCGGCCGGACGCGGCCTCACACGATCCAGGCGCGCCGTGGCGTGAAGCTATACGCCGGCGGGCGCCCGGTACGTCACCCCGGGTCCAGGGTGCCCAGGAATCCCTTTCTAGACGCCGGAGGCCGGGTAGCCGAGATGAGTCTGGGCCGCGAGCTCGAGGACGGTATCGTGCGCGCCGCCAGGGAGGCGGGGATCATTGGCTGAGTCCCGCCATTGGCTGATCGGGGAGGCTATCCGCGCCGCCCTCGGCGACATCGTCGTTACCGGGGCCGCGGGCTCCGTCTACTGGTACAAGCCCGAGAAATCGGTGCGGGTGTCGCGGTTCGACGGGCTCCTCGACGACGCCACGCTCGCCCAGGTCTTTGCCCTACGTGCGGGCGAGGAGACGCACACGGAGGAGAGCACGGGGGACCCGACGAGCGGCGGAATCGTCGGGGCCGCGGCTGAGTTCTTTCTCCTCATGCTCCGGCGCCACAACCAGGCGACCGAGAATCCCTATCAGGAGTCGGACCCCACGCGGGCGAAGGTGGTCGACCGCATGGTGAGGGACGCTCTCCGGCGCCTCTGGATCGACGTCACCCTCGGAGGCCTGGCGAATAACATCTCGCAGGGCTCGCTCCTGATCGACCGGGATGTTTGGGTTCCCGGCTGGGCCTGCGCGGAGGCGCGCTTTACCGTCCTCTACAGCTACCCCGCGAGGACCCCTTGAGTCAGGACTGGCCGCCCGTGCCGGATCGTCCGCTTCCGCCGCCTCCGCCGGCGCCCAGGCCGCACCCGGACCCGTGGCCGGAGGACGAGGCGGCCGCCGCGCTCGCGCGCGCCCACGAGGCCCTCGAGGAGCATCACCAGAAGTTAGTCGGGCGCGTACGTACTCTGCAGTCCGAGGGGAGGCTTGAGTGAGGAAAATACTGTGCACGGTGGAGGAGCGGTGCTATCACCCCGCGACCGGCCTCGAGCTCGAGCCGGGCGAGATGGAGGTCACGGACGACCAGGCGGAGCAGCTCCAGAAAAGCGGCTTCGCGCAGGTGAGCGGGGAGCGGTCGGGCAGGAAATCCCGCGGGGCTGACGCCCCGACGAAGTAGAGGAGGGCGAGCATGCCGAGGGCAAAGGGGTTTCAAGGGATCGTCGGCCGGAAGAAGTCGACGACCTGGGGCACGGCCGTCGCGGTCGGGGCGACCGACGGGATCGAGGTCCTCTCCGTAGTCCCGGACGGCGGGACCGCGGCCATCGAGGACAACCAGATCACGGGCCGCGTGACTCAGCGGGAGTCGAGGCCGGGGAATCGCATGGTCCGGGTCGTGCTCCGGACGGCGCTCCGGTACGAGGGCAACGAGCGGGACATTGCCCAGGTCTTCGGGACCGCGGGCGTCCCGGCCACCGTCGACACGTCGGCGAGACAGCACGTTCTCAAGATGAAGGACGACATCGAGGGCATCTTCAACACCCTGGCCTATGAGTCGATGAAGGACACGAAGGTTGAGGAGCTCCCGTCCGTGCGGTGGAACCGGATCACCATCCGCGGGCGCTCGGGCCAGGAGATCGAGATCGAGCTCTCGGGCATCGCCTTCGACTGGAAGGACAACTCGGCCATCAACACCACGACCACGATCGACACCATCACGCTCCCGGCGAATCGCGAATACGCGCTCATGACCCAGGTCGTTCTCCTGATGAACGCGCAATCGGGCGGCGCACTCGCGGCCGGTGACGCCGTCTGGATCAACGGCTTCGAGATCGTGATCGAGCGCCAGCAGGAGGGCCGCGTCTCGACCCAGTTCGCCGACAAGATTGACCAGCCGATTTGCACGGGTTTCGCGAAGGTGACGGGGTCCTTCGACTTCGCCGCCCTCCAGGACGGCACGGGCGGAAACGCGATCTTCCTGTCGGAGCAGATGACGCTCACCCGGAAGAAGGCGAAGATCACGATCGAGTCGCCCAACCTGGCCGGGGCCTCCACCCAAAAGTACCAGCACGTACTCTGGATGCCGAATCTCCAATTCGGAGAGGCGAAGGTTGGAATCCCCGGGCCAGAGGGGCCGACCTGGACGATCCCCTTCCACGCCCACCACGTTCCGACGATCCCGACCGGCTTCACGGCGGGATATCTCGACGCTTTGATCTGGGAGAATTTCAACCAGGCGACGGCGGATCCGCTCGCCTGATCCAGGAGACACGAGGCTAACCCGCGTCGCGAGGCAGCTGGGTACGCCGCTTTTCTAGAGAGTCGTGATGCCGATCAAGCTGATGATGACGGAGGACGTCGATCCCGGGGACTGGGTTCTGTGGCGCGAGGAGGCGGTCAAGGATAAGGCCGGGAAGCCGGTCGTGAATCCAGAGACGAAGCAACCGAAGGTCGACAAGGTCGAGGTCAGGTTGCGGCGGATCCCGGCGGGGAAGGAACGAGAGATCGAGTTTCACCATTTCGGCCGGAAGCGCCAGCTGACGCACCGGCGGCAAGGGGCCGTCCAGGAGATCGACGTCGAGCAGCAGCTCCGGGTCGACCGGGACAAGGCCGCGTACTGCATGCTCGACACCCGGGGCTTCGAGCTCGAGGTCGCGGGCACGGTTGCCGCCGAGAAGATCGGCGGGCTCGTCGGCCAGACGCTGGAAGTCGGCGCGGTCGTCACCCTAGACGGGAAGTGGACGGACGCCTTGAAGGGGGTCATTTTCGACGGGGTGCCCGAGCTAGTGGACTGGATCGGGGACCAGGCGCGGAAGATGAGAACGGAGGACGGCCAGGCCGACGCCGAGGCCCTGGGAAACTGATCGCCCGGGTGGGTTTTGTCCTCGGCTACCCGGGCTTGAGCGAGGAACGGTGTAGGTCCTGCAAGATGCTCGGAGGGATCACGATCGAGACAGGCGCACAGGCGGCCCAGTTCACGGCCGCCATGCGCGCGAGCCCGAAACACTGGACCGGCCGCGGGATCAGCGGGGCGCCGATCCGGGCCGGGGAGTCGCTGAACCTCGAGCCTTGCATCCCGCCGAATTGGCCCTACCGGACCGACGAGCAACCGTGCCCGCGGGTCGAGCTCTGGCCTGAAAACGACCTCGCCTTCGACCTGGTCCTGGCCGCCCTGCCCGAGCACACGCGGCCGCTCGTGGCCCTCTACGCCGACGGGGTGCTCGAGGACCTCGGCAACGACGAGCGCCGGGCCACCCTCGCGCGCGTAGTGAGGGCCCTCCAAAGCCAGCAAGTAGGAAATTGGATGCGCGCGCAGGCCATGCCGAAGGAGACCGCGGAGTGATCGTCAACGTCCCGATCGTCGTCTCGGAGACGGGGACCGGCCTCAAGTCGACGGTCGCCGGCCTGCAGGAGGTCCAGCGCGAGCAGAAGAAGACCCAGGCCGGATTCAAGAACGTGACCGACAGCGCGACGACGTCGGCCGGCAAGATGGCGGACTCGATCGGGAAGGTATCGACGACCCTCGCGCGCTCGGCTACCGCCTTCGGGCTCCCGATCCAGGCGCTCCGAACCCTGGACGACGTCGCGGACGTGGCGGAGATCGGCCTCAAGAACCTGACCTCGGCCTCGATCACGACGAGGTCCGCCATGATCGCGATGGCGGGCCCGATCATCGCCGTGGCCGCAGCCGGCTTCGCGCTCGGAACCCTGATCGGAACGCTCCTCGACAAGTTTCAAGCGGTGCGGGACTTCGCGGACCGCGCGACCAGGGGCCTCTACGACTTCCTCGCGGCGCACAAGCTCTTCGGGATGGAGACGAGCCGGGATGCCGGCGCCGGCGCCTTCCAGGGCCTGAAGGAATGGCAAGCGGCCATGAAGGCGAGCAACCAGGGGGCCCTCAAGCAACAGGTCCAGAACCTCAAAGAGATGGGGCTCAGCGCGAAAGAGATCGCTCAGGAGATGAAGCACCTGACGCCCGAGATGAAGACTCAGCTCGGGCTTTCGGAAAAGCAGCTCAAGCTGCAGCAGGAGCGCACGCAGGCCGTCGAGAAGGAAATCGAGCGCGCCAAGGATCTGGCGCTCGCGTACCGCGAGGCCGCGAAAGACTTCGCAGCCGTGACGGGCCGCCTGGGGGACTCGTTCCTTTCCGGGGCGAAGTTCTCGTCGATCGACCAGCTCATGAAGGGGGCGCGCGGCGCCGACGTGGGTGGCGCGAACCTGAGCGAGGTCGGCGCTCTCACGGCCTGGGAGGAGAAATACGGCAAGATCAACGCGGAGGCGGCGCAGGTTCAGGCGAAGACGCGCGGGATCGTGTCGGCGACGATCGATTGGCACCAGCAGCTTTCGACGATCGCGGACCTCGCGCAGGCCATGGGCGGCACCTTCGGAAAGGTCTTCGGCTCGATCGCCGGCGGGGTGGCGGGGATCGGGTCCCTCCTGCAGCGCAACGACAAGGGCGACAACGCCCTGTCCGGATTCTCGAGGGGCGGTTTCGGCGGAATCGTCTCAGGCCTGGCGGGATCGTTCGCGATCGGCGGCGCCGCCCTCGGGATCGGGAAGGCGATCGTGTCCCTCTTCAAGGGGGACCCTGTGAAGAAGGCTCAGAAGGAAGTGGGGAAGGTTCTCGGCGAGGGCATCTCGCGCGAGCTCGCGGAAACGCTCCTCGCGGAGGCGAAGCGCAGCGGGAAGTCACTCGGCCAGGTGGCAAAGGAATATCAGACCCAGATGAAGGCCGCGAAGGAAGCGGAGCGGCAGCAGAACGTAACGGAAGGCCTGGGCCGCGCGCAGGAGGCGCTCAGGGCCTTCCCCTGGGCCGACCCGAAGTTTGCCGCGGCCGCCGCGGGGGCCTTCTCGTCGGTCTTCTGGGCCAGCGTGAAGGAGAAGGGGATCGCGGCCGCGACGGAAGCCATGCGGCCGGCCTGGGAGCAACTGCTCAAGACGTTTTCGGAGGCCGGGCTCGACCCTTCCGCCCTGGGCGGAATCGGCCGCCTGATGGAGCTGGCCGCGAACCCGGCTTTCGCCGCCGCCTCCCAGGCCGTGAGCTCCATGTCGGGAATCGTGGGCGGGATGCGCCAGGCGGGCTTCGTGGATCGTGGTCTCACCGGATCCGGCGGGGCCGTCGCGCAGCAAGCTCTCGCGTCCGCCGTGGCCGCCGGCGCCTCCCCCAGGGAGGCCTTCATGCTGATCGCCCCCCTACTCACCGAGCTGGTCAACGCGAGCAAGGCGAGCGGCCAGGTGCTCGACGAGAACACGACCGCGCTCCTCGCGGAGGCGAAGGTCAACGGGATCGACATCATCGCCGACCCCATGATCGAGTCGGTCGCGGTCCAGAAGGAGATCAGGGACATCCTCAAGGCCGGCGGCGGGGCCTTCGCCCCGAGCGTCTTCGAGGGGGATCAGTTCACGTCCGCTCGAGGCTTCGGCCCGCGGCGCCTCACGCGCGACAGCGTCTTCCAGGCGCACGCCGGAGAGCACGTGATGATCATCCCGCGGGGCCACCGCTACCGGACCGCGATCCGGGGCTACTACGAGGAGGGCGGATTCCAGACGCCGGCGGAGCGGGCGGAGGAGCGCCGCGAGGCCGCCGCGGCCGAGACCGCCGCCGCCACGGGGACCGCGGCCGCGTCCGCCACGAACGCCCAGATTGCGGAGACCGTCGCCGCGGCGGTGAAGGCGACGAGCCCGACCCCGATCACGGTTCAGTACGCCCCCCAGACCCAGATCGTCGATCAGTCGGCGGTCAAGACGGCGGAGGGCCAGAGGGCCTTCGGTCGGTTCATGGAATCGGAATTCGAGCGGATGCTCGACCAGAACGCGCGCGGGCTGGTCTCGAAGATTGAAAAGATCGTCCGGCGCGTCAACGCGGCATAGGAGGCGGTCATGAGTCTGCAGAGCTGGCAGGAAACCCTGATTTCGGCGCTCGGCGACGGGGCGGCGCTCGGCAACACCACGACCCGGACGAGCATCCTCCCGACCGCGGCGCGGAAGACCCTGGAGGCGAACTTCTTCAGCATCGGGAAGGTTCTCCGGGTGTCGGCGAAGGGCCGGATATCCAATCTCGTCACAACCCCCGGGACGCTCCTCCTCGATATCGGCCTGGGCGGGGTGGCCGCGGCGAGCGGCGGAGCGATGGCCCTCAACATCGTCGCGAAGACGAACGTCCCTTTCGAGCTCGAGTGGCTCCTCACGTGCCGGGCGATCGGCGGGGGCACGAGCGCGAACCTCATGCACCAGGGACACTTCCGGAGTGAGAGCGTGATCGCGTCGCCGCTCCCGTCCGCCGGCGGCGCCGGGACGCATCTCCTCCCGAACGCGGCGCCCGCGGTGGGGACCGGCTTCGACTCCACGGCTCCGCTCATCCTCGACCTCTTCGCCACCTGGTCGATCGCAAACGCCTCGAACACGATCACTCTTCACCAGTTCATCCTCGAAGCGCTGAACTAGGCGGGGGCGCGCGTGCCCCCTCGACTCCTATATCGACCGGGCCGCGGCCCTGGTGGCCGGTTCGGCACGCGGTCCCGCTCTCCCTTCACGGGGTTCCCCGTCTCTGGCGGAGACCAGGGTCGCCTTTCCGTGGCCATGCGGGCGGAGCTCAGGAAAGCGGCGCCGGAGACCGTCTACCTGTTCAAGCTCACGATCGACGGAACGCCCTACCTCTTCGGGGAGACGGGCGCGCCGTGGGGGCCGGACGCGGTCGACCCGCGCATGATTTCCCCCGGTACCGTGATCCGCGGGGTGGCGCTCCGGCAGAACGCGATCGAGTTCGGATCGGTCGACGTGATCCTCGATGATTCGGACATGGCCATGGCCGCGCTATTCCACGGGCCGAAGCGAAACAAGGTCCGGGGGTCGCCGGGCATCCTCTACCTCGGGTCCAGGAACGTCGCGCCGGAGGACTGGTACATCCGATTCGCGGGGCGCCTCGACACGGCCGGGCTACCGGGCCCGAAGACCTGGACCGTCACCCTCAGTCCGAACGATCTGCCGCTACAGAGGGACTCGCTCCCGAAGCCGACCGTCTCGCCCGGCGACTGGCCCTCCGCCGCGGTCGAGATTCAAGACGCGATCGTGCCGCTCATCTACGGGAAGATTTCCTCCGCGAGCGGCACCAACACCGGGGCCGTGCAGCTGATGAACGTCGACTCGGCGGGCTTCCGTTATCTGGTGTGCGCGGGGTGGGCGGTCGCGGTCGACAAGGTGTATGCGGACGGGGTCCCGGTCTCGCCGTCGGCCTACTCCGTGACGCGGCCAGTAGTGAACGGCCGCCTCTACACGCTCGTGGACTTCGTCGCCGACCCGGGATCGTCCGTGACGATCGGCGCCGACGTGCGGGGATACGAGAGCGTCGGGGACGGGACCGGGACGCTCATCACGGACCCGGGCGACGTGATCAAGCACGGACTCGCCAATTTCATCTACAACGACTACCGCTCCGGCCCCTGGCTCCCCGACTCCTCCGCCCCGATCGACGCGGCGTCGTTCGCTCGCGCCAAGGCCTTCTTCTCCGCCCGCGGCTACCAGGTCAGCAAGTGCGTCAAGACGAAGGTGCGCGGCCAGGACTTCGTCAACGAGATCCTCGCGTCGAACGAAGCAAAGGCGTGCTGGACCGCCGCCGGCAACATCGCCTTGAAGGTCGAGGACTTTACGAGCTTCGAATATGAAACGGTGTTCGTGATCCCCGAGGACGAGGTGCAGGACTTCGTGCTCCCGTACCCGACCGGCGACCTGGTCGACGAGATCAACGCAGAGTACGGCCTGGTGCCGGCGACGGGCACCTACTCCCAGAAGCTGACGGTCAAGGATTTTGTGACGGGGGAGACGGCGCCGGACTCGATCCAGCTCCCCGCCTCGCCCGCCTTCATCCTCTGATGGCGAACCCGAACGACCTCCCGAACCTCTACGCCTGGTACAGGGCCGATTCCTTCAACCAGCCAGAGGGGTCGACTGTGGGGACGTGGACCGACAAGAGCGGCAACGGTCGGCACATGGTGGCGGCGGGGACGCCCGCCTTCCGGCTCGACGTCGTCGGCGGCCAGCCAGCCGTCGAATACGTCAACAGCGATGGCGACTTTCACAACGTCAATTTTGCCTGGTCCTCGAACATGGCGGATCACACTGTGTTTGCGGTCTTCAAGGCCTCCGCAGGGCCCACTCAGAATATGATGTTTGCCGGTACCGCGTCTGCATTGGGGGCCGGCCTCGCGTACAAGTATTCGACGGGAGAGGTCGTCGGGCGCGCGACCCAGGTGGGGCCGACCGTGATCGAGCTCTACGCGCTCTGCCCGCTCGAGGAGTGGCACTTCGCGTATAAGCGGCAAGACAGCGGGACCTCGTTTCAGCTCGCCCTTGACGGGGGCGTCGAGCTCACGAACGCCTTCGGCACCCAGGCCCCAGAGGTCGGGACTGATGCGCGGCTCGCCGGGGACGGAGGCGCCTTCTGGAGCGGCCAGCTCGCGGAGGCGATCTTCTACAGCACGAACCTCTCGACGACCCAGACCCGGGCCATCGTCGACTACCTGCGGGCCCGATACTTCGCCGTCACCCCGGCCCAAAACGAGCAGATGCGGGACGTGCTCTCCCGGCGCCTCTGGAATTTCCGGCGCGCAAACGGGATCTTTTCAACCTCCGCGCCCCTCTGGATGCTCGACGCGGACATCCTCGACCGGGTCGCGAGCGAGTGTCAGTACGGGCCCGGGCCGGGGGCCGACGATCCCCTCCGCCAGGGGTGGCGGGGGAAGGTGTGGCAGCGTCACCCCTTCTCAATCCTGCGCGTCGAGGACTCGCCCGAGGGCTTCGTCCGCCTCACGCTCCTCGACCGCCGGTCCCTGGACGTGCTCCTCTGGGAGACCGGGCGCACCGACAAGCCGGCGACCGCCCTCAACGCCTCGCGCGAGAGCGGGGTTGCGCGGATCATGCGGGGGAACGTGATCACCTTCACGCGCGCGACCCGCGCTTTCGTGGTGACGCCGTCGGACCCGTCCTCCGTCTCAGAGATACAGGAGGGCCGCCGCGCCTTCACCGCGGCCGGGGAGTGGTTCGAGTCGGCCAGGACGAACGAGATCAAGCGCTCAAGCTTCCTCTCGGGGACGACGGGGCTCACGCTCGCGGGCACGGGCACGGGCGGATCCGCGATCGCGACGGACCCGGACGACTTATTCTTCAACCGCGAGATAGCGGCCTCGTCCCTGAAATTCACCGCCGGAAGCCCGCACTCTGTCGACCTCTCCGCCGCCTTCCCAGTGACCGTGAGCTTCGCCTCCGGGACCGATGTCCGGGTGTCGGTGGACCACAAGACCGACTCCGGCGAGCCGCTCCACATCCGGATTCAGCGGGCCGCGGATAGCTTCTATTGGAACGACGACACCGGCGCCTTCCAGGCGGGCTTGATCAACAATCCCCTCCCGACCCACGGGGACCGGGATCCGGCGCAGCGGTGGAAATCGAAGTCGATCGACGTCGGCGGGTCAGCGACCACGCTTACCGTGACGGTCCTCCTCCCGGCCGCGGGCACGTCCGCGCGGGTCTCGCATCTCTACCACGTCCAGCTCGAGGTCGGCGCCTTCGCGGGATCGCGGATTGTCACCGACGACATTGTCATTACGCGCGCGGCCTCCGTCCTCTCCTTCGCGATCCCCGCCGACCCCGATCGGAAATGCTACAACCCCGCCCTCGGGACCTTCTTCTGCGAGGTGATCCCGGACTGGAGCTCGGCCGACCTCACGGCCGGCGCCGACCCGCACGTCTACCACATGACGACGGACGGAGGCCTCGACCGCGATCGCCTGTTCTACGACGCGGCCGCCCTCGCCTGGGTAGGGGAGCGGAAGGTCGGTGGGAACACCTATCAAGCGACCATGCCGGCGACCGTGATCGCGGGCACGGTGTACAAGCTCGGCTTCCGGTGGACTGGCGTCGAGGGAGAGCTCAACCTAGCGCCGTACACGCTCTCGCTATTCCTCGACGGCGTGAAGGGGACGGACGCCGTCTCGGAGGCTCCGCTCTTCAGTCCATCGGGGGAGCGCCTCTTCTTCGGATCCGACGCGGCGGGCGCGCTACAGTTCAACGGGGCGCTCCGCGAGAAGCGGGTCTATCCCGGGGCCCTCGAGGACGAGGAAGTGCAGCAGCTCCCGTAGGGAGGTCCTAGATGGGTTTGCGCTACGCCGCCGGCCAGCACGTCAACCTGCTCGAGCGGGCCCTTACCGTCACCATGACGCCGCCGCCCGACACCGGCTATCCGATTGCCAACCTCTGGGACGG